TTTTTTTTATTTTTTTTTTTTTTTTTTTAATAAGATAAATAAAGAACAAAAAGAACTAACAAAGCTATAGCAAAAACCTTTAAGCAGCATAGTCCAAAGCTATAGCATAGCCCTATATCCGGCCCCTCCGGCCCCGCGGGGAGAGGGTACCTGCTCCGCAGAGTGTTGGGTGGGTACCCTAGGTAGGTATGGGTCTCTGGGCCTAAGTCCTTTAGAGAGAGAGAGATACAACCCCCAGCCCCGCCTGCTATAGATACCTAGGGTATCCATCCACAGCATAAGGCAGGGCCTATGCTAGCACCCTGCCCCATAGCAGGTCCTGCGCCGATTAGCGCATCCAATCCTTTTCCGCTATCCCAAGGTGCTTATACACCTTAGACATGATATTATCGGCCGTCGTCTGCTCCCATTCCTTGTGCGCGAAGTCCCGGATCCTGATACCCGCTGTTTTGCGAAGCCCCGTCTTCAATTCGGAGTAATGCCCCTCGATCATAGCAAGGGATACTTCCGATTGCTTGGGGAAGGCTACGCCCCGGAGCAGCCCTGTAATGCTGCTAACGGTGTCATTGACGCTATCACGGTCAATGATGCTAGCTGCGTCCACCTTGAGCGAAGCGTAGAAGATGGCTTCATTCTCAGAGCAATTGAATTCGCTCATGGCCATCGCAATCGTGAGAGCATGCACTTGACGCCATTGCTTGTTATAGCTGGAGGCAAGCGCTGTGAGTTCGGCACCATCCAGCGCAGTAAATGGGTTGAACGGCGGAGGTGGAGCAAGTGTAAAGAGTAATGCTCCATCTTTCCAACCATAGGTTGCGCCTGTTTCACGGAGCATTGACTCATATTGCTCCGTAGTGGGGACGTTCGCTACCTCGGGAGTAGCACTTGGGGACGTTGTCCCCGCTTCGGTGTCCTTATGCTGTGCCATTGCTTCGCCTCATTCAATGCATCGTTGACGTTGACGTTGAGTACAGGCTTTACATCGGCCTGTACAGGCGTGATTTTCGAGCGCATCCAATCGGAGGCTACCGGGAATTTGCCAGTATCGAACGGGGTACGCTTGTTAAAGGTTGTTGTGTACCCGTTGGCCATAGCCTCACGCACTATGACGTAAGGCACGGTGGGAAGGATAGGCGCTACTGGCAGGTAGGGCCGAATCATGCTATGCCCCAAGTCAGTGTGCCACTCGTAAACCCAAATGGCCGCAAGCGTAGCCATATCCAAGGTAGTCTGAATACCATGGGACTCGCAGCCAATACGGGAGTTATCAGGCTCAAAGTCTTGACGCGCAAGCAAGTCAATCTTGGCGCTAGCAGGCAAGCTACCCTTGCGACCCATCTTGACCAGCAGCTTCGCGCCCGTCTTAGCTTGCTTCGAGGCTTGTACGCGCATCGCGTATTCCTCTGCCCTTGTCAGTAGTTGCGGCATATCCGTTGCTCCTACGACCCTACCTGCTATAGCTGGTATTGGGCCATTCTTAGATTATCATACGTGTCAATACCTAGACTATCTACAAGCATAGGTTGTCTAGGTATCAATCGTACCATCCTACCTTGGTACCTTGGTACCCGCCTCAAAAAATCCGTCGCGAGTAAAAAGCGTGGGGGAGCTCAATACAATTTTTTCATAAAATCCAATTCAGGGAAAGTAGCCATTGTTATAGTTACTAATAGTAGAGTCGATTATATCAGCGAAGGCGGAGGGCGGCCAGCTTCTTTTTGGACGTGGGAGTAGGACGGCCACCGAGAACTAATTTTCGGCCTATAAATAGATTGACACCGGCTACGCCGTCGCCTATCATAGAGGAATGACCGATCCAGCTCAAAAGTACCCGCCGAGCGGCGAGAGCCGCCTGCCCCCTAGAGCAAATAGCTCTGAGGAGCAGTTGTCGCCTTTGAAGCGGGTGCTGCTTTCTTATTTGCTGGGAGCAGCGAAGCTGCCTGTGGATACAGCAAAGGAAAAGGCTGCATAAATGCTCAAAAAGGCTATAGGTTCCCTCGATACAACCACCGGCGTTTTCCAGCAGGCTCCGCGTCCCGACTACAGGGGCTTGTTGAGCTTCAACTCTTATAGCTTTAGCCCCCCGGCCCCCGCTCCGCCCGCGGCCTCGATATTTCCTCCCCCAGCTGCTACGCAGCCTGCCGGCCCGCCTAACAATGGAGTAGCAAGCATCCCTCATCTGCACTATGGCGGCACTCCAGTAGCTACCAATGGTGGTATAGGCTGCAAGCCCTCTAAGGGTCGCTCCTTTAGGATGCAGAAGCGTCTAGAGCTAATTGTCCAGATGGAGAACGCTCAGATCCCAGAGCATATGATGGCTCCGATGCTCGGTATTTCCTTGACCCGTCTCAAGGGCATTAAGAAGTCCCTTGACTATCTCAAGGTACGGATGCAACTCACCCTCGGCATTATCACTGATCACGGCCAAAAGCTAGAGGTGATTAAGGAGCAACGCAAAGATGTTCTCACTCAAATGATCCCTCAAGCGATGCAGGTCATAGCTCATGTAATTAACCAGCCTACAGCTCTACTTGATCTTGGGAAGCAAAAGCTCCAAGTCGCAGTGGCTCAGGATTTGATGGATCGAGAAGGCACTTTGGTCAAGGTCTCCAAGTCCGAAGTCAAGCAAGTGGATCGTTTCGACTGGAATGGGATTGATAGCGCCGGCCGCTCGATTATGGATGTTATTAGAGGCGCAGCCCGGCAGAATATGGGTGGAGCAGCCAGAGCATCTGAAGTCCAAGACATTATCAACCTCTCCCATGATTTCAGTAACTCCCGTACAATTAATGTGGTCGAGCAACAGGCCGCCCTTGATAAGCTTGAGAAAGAAGCTATCCTGACGGCGGCTGTGAACCCGCCGAGGTTTCAGAACTAATGGAGTTTCAGATTCCATGCTACTTGAACTCATGGCCCCACATTGCTGAATGTGTTCTTGACGAGCTTTACGACTCTGACTACGTTTGGTGGAACTCATGAAAAGCTGGAAAACCTCCCTCGTTGGCATCGCTTTAGGCATAGCCAAGGGCTACGAGACTTACACCGTTACTCACACGAAGATGGGCTATATCCACGCCGGCCTCTATGTTATCTTTGGGCTGCTCTCTAAGGACTTTGATGTTCAGACGTTCAGGTATTAGCATGGAGAATGCCTTGGATCACAATTTGTTTACAGAAGGCCATCGAGAAGAGCATCAGAAAATCCGCAGGGACTTGTGGGAGGGGGATGGTAAAGACAATCCCTCTGTAACTGCCCGATTAGCCGTACTTGAGGATACGATGGAAAAGCTCACTGAGAACATCTCTAAGCTAGTCTGGATGGTAGTGGGGACTCTGGTAGCGGTCATTGGAGACATTGTTTTTCATTCAATTAAGCTTTAGAAAGTCGGATCTTCTTGAGCAGTGCTCTCGGCCAACCCGTAAGCTCCGCGACTGAGCAACAAATTCGCGATGCTATTCGTGCGGCCAGGGCCGCCGGCCAATTCATGGAGGCTGATGAACTTGGAGTAGCCCGAGTTCCACGCAACGTTATCCTCAACTATAACCTTCTCGATCCTGCTCTTTTCCCGCCCTCCGCTAAAGCGATTGCCTACCGTGCTAACGCTCTGATGGATCTTTACTACTTCTCCACAGTAGTACTGGGCAAGAATCGACTCAGTAAGAATCCTGATAAGACCAAGAATCTTCATTACGTGATGTGTCTCTCCGTGATGAAGGATGGACTTAAGGAGCTTATCGAGATTCCCCGTGACCACTTCAAGAGCACAGTCTTTAGCGAATGCTTCCCGATGTGGCGTGCCCTTCCCTTTGGAGTACCGGAGGAGGACTTCTTTTCCAACATTGGATTCTCCGATCTTTACATCCACTGGATGAAGCGGTGCCATTTCCAGGATATCCGAATCTTGTTAGTGTCCTCTACCATCAAGAACGCCATCAAGCTCGGCACCAAGATAGCCAATCACTATGAAAACAACGACAACTTCCGCAAGCTCTTTTTTGATATACTTCCCACAGAAAAAGAGACCTGGACTACCGATTCTCTCCACCAGCGTAGAACGCCTGCTGGCCGGGGACACGGTGAGGGTACATACGACTTTATCGGAGTTGGAGCCGAGCTTCAGAGTCGCCACTACGATCTTGTTGACGAAGATGATCTCGTCGGGCGTGAGGCTAGGAAAAGTCTCATAGTAATGGCGGACACTATCGACTATCATCAGATTCTCGTTGGCGCAACCGATAAGAATCCCCTTAATCCAGGAGCAGACTTTGATGAACTCGTCGTCGGGAATTGCTGGGCGAATAACGATCTCAACGCCCATATTAAAGAAAATGAAAAGTATTTTAGTCGTACCACTCATTCAGCACTTGGCGGATGCTGCTTCTTGCATCCCTTTGGAGAGCCGATTTTTCCAGAAGAATGGAGTCGAGAGCTTCTACTTCGCTGGAAACAAAGAATTGGTACATATCATTTCTCTTGTCAATTCCTGAATTTTCCCATTGATCCTTCTAAGAGTAAGTTCAACTTAGCGGACTTCCGGTACTTCAAGAAGGAGAAAGACTACAGTGCAACTGCTATTCCGAAGGAACTTCCTTGGTGGAAAGCTCCAGAGATTTATACACCCTCCCAAGGTCGTCTATGCCTTCGCCATAAAGTGGCTGCGGGTAATGTTGAGCCTGACGTGTATCCTCGTAATCTTAAGCGGTATTTGCTGACTGATCCGAGGCATTCAACTGACAACGAGTCTGAATCCCTAACACCGGGCACAAGGTGCAGACACTCTATCATAGTAATTGGAATCTCCGATGAACCCCGCCGTATCTATCTGCTGGACCAGTGGGCAGAATCCTGCGGGACAGAGCGGTACATCAAGAAGCTCCTCTTCTATGCATTGAAGTGGAAAATCAATGATATCCACGCCGAGACTGTAGGAGCACAGAAGTTCCTTGTGACGCACTTTAACTACTACGTCAAGCAGGAATCCAAGCTCCGGCCAGAAATAACCTCCATCAGAATGCTCGGCGATCTCAAAACCCCGCAGGCGAAGGATGCTAAGTTCGAGCGCATCGACAACATGATTCCCTGTGTAGAACGTCACGAAGTTTGGCTAGATGAAGACAACTGCCAGGAGTTCCGTGATGAAGCTGAGAAGTATGGGCAGGCTAAAACTACCGTCGATCTTCTCGATGTTTTTGGCTACATTCCGCAAGTCGCCCCCGTCAACGTTGTCAATGATAAGCAGATCGAAGATTATCTCCGGCAACAGCAACGTAAATTCGCTCGTGGAGTCGCGAGCCTCAATTAGCAAGGCCAAAGGAGTGGAAGACATGGGTGCTAGTTTTTGGGAAAACTTCATTTTGACAACTGCCTTGGGGATCTTGAGTGGGTTGAAGAAGAACCCTCTTAATAACCCCCAAGTCAAAACTATCTTGCAGCATATCGTGATTGACGCCTGCGAGATTTTGGGCGTCCAGCCCCCCACGTTTCCGGCGTAATTCTTAAAGGAGCAGGTTATGCCAGAGTTTTATATGTATAAGAATCTGAATAGCGGAGCTACTTCAACGTATATCATCGGATATCGGATTCCAGGAGAGGATCATATTCTCTGTACTGGGATGTATAATTGGCAAGTAGAGTGGCTCTTAAAACTATTGAAAGCTCAATCAACCTATCCAAAATTGGCGGTGGAAGCCTAATGCCTTTCAATCCTCCCATGCTGTTAAAGCCCGACACCTTCTCTAAGGAGGAGTATAAGGAGATCTGTGAGTATATCGAGGAGAAGATCGAGCATCTCGATCGGCGCCTCAATACCTTTCGAACTTCTACTCTACCGGAGTATGTTAAGCTTTATAAGGGGCAGCCTAAGAAGGCTGTTGCTGATTGGCCGTGGGAGGGCGCTTCTAACATAGTAATACCGCTAGTAGGAACCTATAGTGATGAGCTTCTGGCCCGTATCATGGGTGGCATCTGGATGTACGATCCCCTCTGGACAGCAGACCTCGCGGGTGATACTCCCTCCAGGGACGGAGAGGAGCAGAAAGAGGTTTATCAGAAGTTCCTTCAAGATATGGCCTATGATCCAGAGGAGCTGGATCTCTATCGGGTATCGAGCTCTCTCAATCTTAGCGCCTGCCGATATGGAACCGGGGTAGTGCACTTCCCGTGGGAGTATCAGAAAGAAGTTGAGTACGTCCATCTCCAGGGGGGAATGGATGGAGCTTCTAATCCCATAGGGCAGCCACAAGAGTTTGTAAGTCGCGACGGGCCTCACCCCGAGCTGGTGCCTCTAAATCGCTGGGGCTTTGACCCTGCCTGCCCGAACTTAGGGAACATGAAGTTCTTCTATCACATCGAGTCCCTTGACTACTGGGAGCTAAAGAACCTCCGGGGCAAGAGCAAGTATTACAAGCAAGCTGACATTGACGAAATGCTCATGTCCCCCGATGCTGCTCAAGAAGATGAAATGGAGCAGGTGTTTAATGAATATAAGAAGATCGAGAACATCTCCATTACCACCGGCGCTGCCCGGTGGTACATCCATCATGTGGTTTGTAATTGGCAGCGCAATGGCTCCACTTATTCTTTATTTGCACGTTATCATAAAAAAACAAAGAAGGTACTCTTCATAACCTTCAATAATTATCCGAAGAACATGAAGCCGTATGAGGATGCTAAGCTAGCTTATGACGACGAAAGCTACTTGGGCACCGGCTTTGCGGAGATGATGAAGATTTTCCAGCAGGAGATTTCAAACAATGTCAACTGGCGAACGAACAATCGCAACTACGCTATGCTCGGTGTGTGGAGGGTATCACCCGAAAGCAAGCTCTCATCCATCTTGGACTTTTTCCCCGGCGTGGCCGTACCAGCCCGAGAAGGCGAAGTTGAGTATCTTAAATCTGGAGCCGACCTCGGTTATAGTGACGGTCCCGATCAATTTATGATGGCTTGCTCTAAGGAACGGGCCGGGATAGATCCAGCGATTGGTGGAACTGGCGGCGGCATAGTAAATCCCAAGCGTGGCATTTATAGCGCCGCTGGTACTTCTATGACGCTAGGGCAGCAGAATAATCGTAATAGCCTTCGTACTGGGGATATGAGAGCAGCCCATGTTAAGATTGGCATTAAGCTCGGTACTATGTACGCCAATATTGGGATTGGGGATCGGCTCAAGCGGTATGGCACAAATGTTAAAGCCCTCAAAGATGCTCTTGAGAACGTTCGTAACGGTAACTTGGGCCTGAGGCTACGGCCCACGTCAGCTGCTATGAACAAGGAGCTAGAGCGCCAAAATGATATACTCCTCTCCGATCGGCTAGAGCGTTATTACACTCAGCAAGCCCAAGTCATTGAAGCTATGATGAACCAGCAATGTCCGCCGCCGATGAAGGAGTATTTCGCCCAAACGATCATCGCCGGCCGAGTTATGATGCAGGCGCTGCTACGCAACTTTAATAAGAATAACGTCGATGCTTATCTTCCACAGGTCAAGCAACTTGTTGACCAGATCATGAACGCAGGACAACCGCAAGGAGTAGGCAATGGACAACCAGCAGGAAATCAACAGCTTGGCGGACTTAATTCCGTTCCAAGACTCCCTCAAGGAGCTATGGGAGGGGGAGGAGCGCTTCCGTCCGGTCCTCAAACTTCTGGCCTCGCTTTATAAGGAGAACACAGATGCTATTTTGGGGGCAAAAATTACCGGGGAGCGGGAACAGCAATTCGAGATGGCAGCTAAAGCGGCGGTGGCCCGGACGGTAGCGACCCTCTACAATCTTCCGCAGGTAGTAAAGCAGGCGGCTGAGGAGCTTGAGAAGCGTAAGGCTTATATGGAGAAGATGAAAGACGGCGGCGTTGATCTTGATCGGAGCCATAGCGACCCTCAACAAAGCGGACTGAGCGTTGTTGGTAGCGGCCGTAGTTATGCTGATAAATTGAAGGCTCAGGCGAGGGAGGAGGTATCTATAGATGCCAATTAAACTTCCGTGGCAAAAGAAAGCAGATTCGGATGATCTTGAAGTTCATCTGCCCGATGATATTAAGGCAAAGCTGGATGGGGCGGCGTCCAAGGAGGACTTGGGGAAGCTCTCAACTACGCTTGAGGCTCTCCAAGCCTCTATCGCCTCTATCAGTAGCAATGCAGCAGCCGAGGTTGAGGAGCGCCGGAAGGCGGCTGAGAAGCGCACCAAAGAACAGCAAGATCAGAGCCGGCAGCAGACCGAGGAAGAGCTGGCTGAGATGGCTCTTACAGATCCTATTGGTGCTATGAAGCGCGTGATAGCAGATCAGCTTGGTGGAAGAGACACCGCACTTCTCACTATCCGGGCTGATAACCTGAAACGGGAAGTTTTTGAGAACGCTGAGAAGTTCCCGTTCTATACCGGGGAGATTAAGGAGAAGGTTGACAAGATCCTCGATCAGCAGACGCTTGCTAATAAGAACGACCGCTCAGTAGTGGAACATGCTTACCATTCCGTGGTAGGGCAGCACTACAAGGAGCTTTCGGAAGGTAAACTCAAGAGCCGCTTTGCTACTAGCGAAGGCGAGCGTGGTTCTCAGGGCAAGGCCGGCGAGAAGCAAGACGCTAAGCAGCCCCGAAAGATGTCAGAAGATGACAAGAAGGCTGCTAGAATGCTCGGCTTTGATGAAGAAGCCTACGGTAAGATGCTCGAAGAAGAGGGGGTAGGATATGTCTAGTCCTACGGCAGAAGTTAAGGACAGGGTAGCAATCGTTGCTGCACAGCAGCCGGCCAGCCCTCCTACGGCAGCCGTTCCAGCTATCACGGACGCCGTCGCTAGTCAGCTAGAAGAAACCATTAGGAAGATTCTAGCTGAAAAGCAGGCCGTCAAG